ATATATAAATATGCTTTCTTTTATTGCCTTTGCAAATACCAAGTTTTTACTCTTCATTGCTTTTTCAGCCTCTAAATCTGGATCGCAAAATAGGGTTCTTGTTTGATAAATAGGTTTGAATTGGTATGTGTATATATTAAATAGCATAATTATAGTATTGATTTAATGTCGATATATTTTATTTCTTCTCAATGAGTTGAATAAGTCTTTCTAAGTTCTGACTATTCCTATTGTTGGCCTCTGCATTGAGTATATTGGCTTCTGCATTTTTCTTACTGGCTTCAGAAAGATTTTGAATGCACTCTATATACTCGGATACATTATGGGTTGAATCAATATATGATTCATTTGTACTATATTGATTATTTTGAGAGAATGCTTCTCCTTTTCCGGTTAATAACCAGTACGCATTAACCTTTTCTACTGAATTGACTATTTTTTCAAGTATATCACTTGATGGTTTAGAAGCTCTGTCCTTTCCTAAGTAGTTAGATATGCTTGTAGGGGCTATTCCGATAGCACGTGCAAAGGCGGCTTTGTTTCCGTCAAATAACTCTTCGACAATATATTGTAATCGCTCTGCTATACTCATTGTAGTATGGATTTGGTTAAAAATAGTAAATATAGTATGAAATAATAATCAATATAGTTGTTTTTAATTCTCAATATAGTATCTTTGCAACATCAACGTCAACAACGACTACAAAATAATGAAAAATAGTTGAGTTGGCAAAATTAAAGTAATACCTAAAAAGGAGTAGTTCTTTGATTTATTGATGTTGCAAATTTAAAAAGGGTAGTATTTCTACCACCCTTTCAGTTCTTAACCTCTATGGGTTTGTTCTGACGGCTGTCTATTTGAAAGGATGCAATAATTACAGACTTGCAAGCCACTTCTTGCCTGATTTGGTGAATGTCCATAGGTAAATACCGCCTACTATTGCTACTCCTACTGCGAAAACGAATATTAATACTTCCATACTATTTTAATATTTTGTTTGCCAGCAATGCCGACAATACTGTTAATACTATTCCAAACATAGCAACGAGCCACATTGTTGCGTTTTGGGTGTCAGAGAACAAAGGTAGTGTAATTCCTATGACCAACCCAGCGAAAGAAAGTTTGGATAAGTCGAAGAAATATCCTGCGAGTTTGTCTCGTCTAGTCTTATCTTTTTCTTTCCGTTCTTGCTTTACTGCTTGTTGTTCGCTCCAGTTCCCCATAGTTATTTCTTTGAAAGGTTCTCGATGGTACGTTGCTGGCTCTCTATGACGGAGAACAGGCGTTCGTTGGTGATGGGGGGTGGTACTTCTGATTGTCTTGGTAATGAAATTCCAATCAATTCTGATATGTCTATATTCGTTGCCTTAGATATAATCATCACCTCTTCTACGCTACGCTTCATTAAGTCGTCATATCGTGGCATATTGTTGGGGTGAATACCTAAGGCATCGGATACAACTTTATAGGCTATTCCCTTTTCTTTCAGCAATTCTCTTAAGGTCATACAATCATATTATATTTTATTAACTAATAAATATATCACAATTGATTGTTGTAATCAAAAATGATAGTATATTTGCAACGTCAACAACGACAACAGCAGCAAAGATGCGAAGTTTGAGTGAGATAACCAAAAAAACAACATACCTAAAAAGGAGTAAGACAATGAAAAAGTACGATTTACACAAGATTATGAAAGCAGCTCACGAGATATACAGAAAGTATTTCAAGCTATACCAGCTTACTCACGGTGTACAGACTTTCGGTGATTGCTTGAAACTCGCTTGGGCTAACGAAAAGAAACGTGTTGCTGATGAAGAAGCAAGAAAGGCTGAGAAAGAAGTAATGAAAGCAGCTTTGGTACGACCGGAAAGAAGAAGTTCTTATGATTACTGCAACGCTCCAGCTTCAGCTTACTACAATCAGAACAGCAAAGGGGCCTTCGGTTCCCGTTACGTAGGCGATTAAGATAATTATTCGCAGAAAAGGCAGCTACATATACCATGCAGAACAGCTGTACGCTTAACATGAATACTTGCGCAAGTGGCGTGCAAAGCCTTGTATGGGCGAATTGAAAGATTCTCCGTCCGGTCATTGAGCCTACCCTTTGATGGGAGACGGAGAACGAAATGGAGTGATTGCCCTAAGTAATCCGTTCCAGAAAGCGATACTGGCGCTTACCCTCAATCCCAGCATAGAGGACGCGAGAGATACCCGGAGTAGCAAGAATTTGCGACGATGTCTGAATGGAAGTTCAGAACGAGCGAAAGATTTGCAACGGTGCGAAATAGGAAGCCGACATGCCCCGAACGGTCATGCAGCGAAGTACAGTAGCTGATAACTCCGGTGGGAAGAGCAGAGAGAGCTTATCGGGGCACGAATATTAATCGAAAATAGAGAGAATATGAATGAAATAATAGATTACATTAAGGATTCACCAATCGAGTATGCGATTGATGCCTTGTCTGTGAATTATGTGATACAGACTATTGTTCAAATGGTACTGTTCCCCTTTGTGCTATACTTTTGTTGGAGGGTTTTTTAAAAAGATACTTCGTAACATGAAATAATTAACAGAAACTCCTTACAATAGTATATGTAACCAATACGATGATAAACAGCAGGAATGAGACATACGAACATCCTTCACAGAATACGAAGATTTTTCTTTTTGGTATGCTTTCATATACGTAAGCTTGACCGTGCGGTAATTCCCCGTTATGATATTTTCTTAGGTATTCCCGATAGGTGCGCACAGCTTGATTGCTCAACACTCTATTCTCGTATAAAGATATTCCAGAGAAAAGGATACAGAGTGCATTTACGCATATTGCAGTCACAAGGAGAAGCTTGTTGCAAAGACTGTCCTCTGAAGGACTGCTTAAAGAAATGATTACTGCAAAGGTGGTTGAAGCTACCATTAAAAGTGTTGTTTGTATTTTGAATACCCATTCTGTTCGTTCATCCAGAGAACGCATGTAGAGTCTGATTAGATTTCTTTCACTACTCATGCTTACTTAATTTTAAATGTGGCAATGCAAAGTTAAGTAAATCTCCCGAATAAAGCGTGATGCCGCCAATCGGATTGGCTCGGGAGAGCTCAAATACTAATCATTAAAATTTTATAGCGATGAAAAAGCGAATAATCACAGAAAACTACACTCCGGCTTTGAGAGATATGGAGGTAGGGGAAGTTCTAACTTTTCCGGTTAAGGCGTATAATTCCATAAAGGGGACAATTATCCCCCGATTGAGATTGGAGTTCTGCGTTGAGGATGCTGACTGGAAAGTAGGGGAGGTTGACAAGAGGAAAGGTATTTTTGATGTGGAAAGGGTCGCATGATGATTTCCCTTTCTCCTACGGAACTGCTTGTCGCGAATGAGTACTGCAAGGGGCTTGCCGACAAGGAGGTGGCGGACAATCTGAATAAATCGGTTTGGACTGTCAAGACCCAGAAAAGGGCGATATATCGGAAGCTGGGTATCTCCAAAGATACGGAACTGCTTCTGTATATGATTTGTGATAGGCTTAAGCGTGATTTTGATTTGAAGGAATTACGCAGACACGGGCTTGAATTCCTATTCTCCATTCTGTTCTTATTGATGCAGGTCACTTGCAATGATATTGATTTACGGAGAATGAGAATACCCTCACGGACACGGACAGCCATGCGGTATATGAGGTTTGGTAAAAGGAATAGTAATGACTTTAATTTTTTGGAAGTATGATATACACTCATAACAATCAATGGCGTTCTACAATATTGATTGATGGAACGGCAGAGGCGAAGTTGGCAGATGTATTGTTCATTATGGAGAATGAAACTTTCGGTCAAAGAAAATCCGCTTCATTGGTCGGTGGCTTGGGAAGGCTTATAAAGTTAATAGAGGAAGGAAAAATAAGAAGTGATAAGCCCACCAATAAGCAAAATGGAAAGTGGTTCTGTAATGCGGCAGATGTACTGAAATTCGCAATAATCAAACGTAGAAAACCGAGAAAAAACAAGAAACATGAAAAGAATGATTCTCAACGTGCTATTGCTTAATGTATTAGCTACTCCTTGTTTGTTGGTATTCAACGAAAACATGGAATGTTGGTTCTACAATGTGATAGGAATATGCTATTCGTTCTTCTTCGCTATGGAGATGAAGAAGGCATTCAAGATATAAACCTCAGCGGAGGAAGTGTATTACTCATAAATTAGATTGATTTTTAAGTTAGACTGTTAGTTGCCGCCGCTCGTGAGAGCCGTGGCAGACACGGGTAATTAGCTCAGTCAGGTAGAGCGGTACATGATATTGGTATTTGTAGTTTGTCATGGTATTATTTAAAGGTTTCATCATGTATAGGTCACGGTGTTCAAGTCCCGTATTACCCACGACTTCTATTGTTTAACCAAGAATACCGTTGTAAAGGACAACGTGAGGTGAGAGTCCTCATTTAAGTTTTTATTTTGCTTTTGTTTTAAGTGACTATCCCAGTGTGGCTTGACCGCCTATCTGGGAGCAACTTTGTTAACCTGCCTGCCCGGTCTGTGAAGATATGGTAGGCAAATATGGGCGTTCGGTGTAATGGCTAACACGACTCATTTGAGGAGATTGGCGGTTCGAGCCCGTCAACGTCCACAACCCAAGAGAGGGCTATTTAGTAGTTTTGTCGTGTTTTATTTTTTGTTTGTGTTTCAAGGTGAACGGTTTGTGAAAATAGTTCACTTATTCTGGGAACGTAGCTCAGTGGATAGAGCACCGTGTGTGGTGGAAGGTTGAGAGTTCGATTCTCTCAAGTAGATTCTTAGCTTAATGGGAGAGCACCACAAGCGGCGGTCGGTGGTTCGAATCCATCCGTTTCTACAACCCTTTATGAGAGAAAATCCGCTTTTAGTCCGAGAGTAGGGCGAAGATAGCGCAGGGAATCATCCGCGCGGCATCGGTTAGCCGTTGACTCTATCTGAAAGGTAATGCGAAATCGGATAGGATTAGGAGTATTTGTCGTTTGCGCCCCGGAGAATACGCTTCGGGGCTTTCCTTTGGCTATTTTTTTATTAACCACTTTAATATTTTCTATTATGGGACTTATCAAAAGACCTAACGAGCTGACCGTTAAGACTACCTTGTCAGCACTGATTTACGGCCAACCTGGCATGGGAAAAACAACTCTTGCATTATCGGCTCCCAATCCGGTATTGTTCGATTATGACGGCGGTATTCACCGTGTCAATGCCGCCCATCGTGTACCGACCGTCCAGATTACAAGCTGGGACGAGACGAACCAGGTACTTTCGTCCGAAGAAATCAAGGAGTTTTCCACTATTGTGATTGATACTGCCGGAAAGATGCTTTCTTTTATGGATAAGGCGATTATGGCAGCGAATCCGAAGATGAAGAAAGCGGATGGTACCCTTTCCCTGCAGGGGTATGGAGTACGTAAGAACATGTTCATCAACTTCGTTAATCAAGTCACACTCATGGGCAAGTCTGTTATCTTCGTGGCTCATGAACGGGAGGAGAAAGTAGGCGACGAAAAACAGATACGTCCGGAGATTGGTGGCTCATCTGCCGGTGATTTGATTAAGGAGTTGGATTTGGTTGGTTACATGGAAGCTATCGGTAAAGATAGAACTATTTCTTTTGACCCGTGCGAGAAGTTCTACGGCAAGAACACATGTAATCTTCCTTCTCGTATCAAGATACCCGTTATCATTGATGAGTCCGGTACCGTAACGGGTAAGAATGATTTTATGACGAATATCATTAATACCTACAAGGGGTATCAGACCAAACAAACGGAACTATCTTCCGAATATGATGCTATTCTTGACGCTATCCGTGACACGGTGGAACAAGTAACAGATGTTCAATCTGCCAATTCTGTTCGGGAAGCTATTGCGGGAATGACGCATATCTTTGATAGTAAAGTTCGGGCTGGCATGCTGCTTAACGAGAAATGCAAAAAGTTAGGTTTGAAGTTCAATAAACTCAGTAATAAGTATGAGCCAGCAGCCTAAGTACAGATTCTACCCGTCACTGCTCGATAAATTCGAGCAGTATTTACGGGCTGATGAGCAGGTAGAGAGCTTCTGGAATGTCGATAATGAAACGGGAGAATACAAGAAAAGTCCGGAAGAAATTGAAGCGGAGCTGAAGCAAAGCCTACTTGATGCGATAAACCGTGTCCCGTTTGAGAGTGAGGCAGCTGATAAAGGAACGGCCTTTAATGCTGTCATAGACTGCTATATCCACAAGAAAAAGCATATACCAAGCGAACGGGAGCCATACACCATTATCGGTGATGGAGAAACGAATACCATTCAGGTATATTTTCCTGCTACTGATATCGCGCCAGAGCGTAATTTCTTATTTGACCGTAGCTGGTGTATAGAGCAGTCGAAGTATTTTTCCGGTGCATTGTCCCAAGTCTTTGTGTCCGCAGTCATTCCCACTCGCTATGGTGATGTGGAGCTTTATGGGTATATAGATGAGCTCGTTCGTGATACCGTATATGATATCAAGACAACATCTAAGTATGATTTTGGTAAGTATGAACACGGCTGGCAGCGCCATGTATATCCTTACTGTCTGATTGCTTCCAGTCAGATGGAAAGCGTGAAAGCGTTTGAGTACACTGCCTATCAGATGAAGGGCGGTACCAGCCGGACGCCACTAATTAGCGGAACGCAATACCCGGAATACTACACTTATAACCATGAACAGACGGTTAAGCTGCTTACGGCACACTGCGAGCATTTCATAGAGTTTTTGGAAGCAAATCGAGACATTATTTCTGATAAAAAAATCTTTGGATTAGAGTAATGGCACAAGAAGCAATTCTGGAAAAGGTCAACGGCGAGGTACACATAAGCAAGTCTTTTGACTTCATGTGTTCCCAGCTTCGTAATGGTCGGTATCGTGTAAAAATCGAAAGGTTCACAGAGCCAAGGACGCTGTCACAGAATGCGCTTATGTGGTTGTGGTTTACTTGTATTGAGCAGGAGACCGGGACGGACAAGCAGGATGTACACGATTACTATTGTAACCACTTTCTCAGAAGGACTTCGTATTTCAGAGGAAAAGAAATGGTCATTGCCGGAAGCACATCGAAACTCAATACAGTGCAGATGACTGACTTTCTAAATAAGGTTCAGGCCGATGCTGCTGCCGAACTGGGAATAACGCTCCCTCTTCCGGCTGACCGTTACTATAACGAATTTATCAACGAATATAAAGACAGGAGGTAGAAATGAATATCACCAAAGCAAAAATCACGAAAGACAACACGCTTGTTGCCTCTTTCAAGAACGAGAATGAGGACAATGTAACCATTGAGGGAAAGAATCTTATCCATAAGGATTTGCGTGCAGCGTTTAACGAATTGATTCCTCACCTTGCTTTCCTCTGTGAGCAGAAAGAAGCTGATGGAAAGGACTCCATAGATGAACTGCCGGAAGAAATCTTCTCTACATTCGAGGTCACGGGCTACACAGTTAGCGGTTCGGATGACAATGAAGGTGTGGTATTGGTTGGAAAACGTTTTCTTAAAAGTAAGAAGGTGCTTAACCTTATAGCTCCGTTTACCATGTTCAACAATGAGAACGAGGAATATAAGCATGCATTCGAACTGCAGCAGGCAATTGAGGCATGTAATTATGAGGTGGAACAGTATCTTACCGCTAAGAAATGGGCGGTAGTCCAGCAGGAACTTCCGTTCGATGGGGATATTCCTACGGACATTGCAGCCGACCCGGTGGGAGATGCTGCATTTGAAGAGGAAGCGAATGAGTTCCTTAAACAAGTGGTGGAACAGAGTGGCACTACTCTGACGATTGACGGGAAGAAAGTGAAGCCGAGAAACAAAAGTAAAAAAGTGAAGATTAAAGAGCCGGCAGCTTGATATGGCAGCACCTTTTTGTATCACCAAATATCCGGACGGCTTCAAACTGAAATTCATGTATCATCCGATGTTGGTTAAATGCGTGAACAATATTCCATCAGTCAAGGCTAACGCAAAGAAAGCATATCTTTTCAATGAAAAGGCGTGGTGGGTTGACTTGGCTGATGAATGGTATGTTGATACAATGGCGAAATGGGCGGTACAGCAGGGATTCTGCGGTTCCGTACAACGGTCGGAGCAAAGAAAGGTCGATATGAGCTTTGACATTGCTCCGATGCCGCAGCTGACCGTTCCCCACGGATTGCTGCTTGAACCGTACGATTACCAGAAGGAGGGCATAGCCTATGCTCTGGCCCATAAACGGTGTATCTTCGGTGACCAGCCGGGACTCGGTAAGACCTTGCAGGCAATAGGCACGGTGACGATTGCAAAATCCTATCCGTGCCTTGTTGTATGTCCGGCAGCACTTAAAATAAATTGGCAGCGTGAGTTCAAGAAATTTGCTGGAAAGCAGGCGCTAATCCTTGATGACAAGAACAAAAATACTTGGCAGCGCTTCATTGAAACCAAGTGTTGTGACATCTTCATCACTAACTACGAGAGCCTGAAAAAGTTCTTTGTATTGGATGTGAAGAATGACACGCGGTTTACGCTGAAATCAATCACCTTTGACCCACGTATAACCCTTTTCAAGTCTGTAATCATTGACGAGTCGCATAAGTGCAAGTCTACCAAAACCCAGCAGAGCAAGTTTGTTGAGGGCATTTGTAAAGGCAAGGATTTCATTCTTGAACTGACGGGAACACCGGTAGTAAACGATAATACTGACCTTATACAGCAACTCAAGATAATGGGACGGTTGGAGGATTTTGGAGGGTATAAGACATTCACCGAACGTTTCTGTAATGGGCCGAAGAAAGCCTCCAATCTAAAAGAACTGAACTGGCGCCTTTGGAATACCTGCTTCTTCCGGCGTGAAAAAGCTAAAGTGTTGACGCAGCTTCCAGACAAGACACGTCAGTATATCGAGATGGATATCACCACACGGCTTGAGTATGAAAAAGCGGAAAACGACCTCATACAATATCTGCGTGTCTACAAGAATGCGGATGATGAGAAGATAGCCAAGTCCATGAGGGGCGAGGTGATGGTCCGCATGGGAATATTGAAAGCCATTTCTGCGCGTGGAAAAATCAAGGCGGCTGCCGAATTCATACATGACGTGATAGACGGTGGGGAAAAGCTGATTGTCTTTGCCTACCTGAAAGAAGTGGTAATGGAGCTGAAGAATATGTTTCCGAAAGCAGTGACTGTTACCGGCGAGGATAATGCTGCCCAGAAGCAGATGGCTGTGGATGCTTTCCAGAACAATCCGGATTGTACGTTGATTATCCTTAACTACAAATCGGGCGGTACCGGGCTCACTTTGACAGCTTCCAGCCGTGTAGCCTTCATCGAGTTCCCATGGACTTTTTCTGACTGTGAGCAGGCGGAAGATAGGGCACACCGTAATGGGCAGAAGAATAACGTCAACTGTTACTATTTCCTTGGCAGGAATACCATTGATGAATACATGTATGGTGTTATCCAACGGAAGAAAGGCATAGCTAACGGTGTCACCGGAACGGACGATGTGGTTAAGGAGAATGTGGTAGATATGGCTATGGACTTATTCAAGGGTAAATTATGAGAAAAAGACAGACTACACCGCAATCGGAAAGTCAGATACAGCATAGCTGTCTGACTTGGTTCCGGATTCAATACCCGTCTTTGAGTCTTATGTTGTTCGCCGTTCCCAACGGAGGAAAGCGTGATGCCAGGACTGGAGCACAAATGAAGTACGAGGGAAGTGTAAGGGGTGTTTCCGATTTGATACTGCTTGTACCTAAGAAAGGATTTTCCGCTCTTTGCATCGAAATGAAGAGACCGAAAGGGAAACAAAGCGAGGAGCAGATAAGATGGCAGAGAGAGGCTGAAAAGTTCCGAAATAAATATGTGGTATGCCATTCTCTTACTGAGTTTATGAATGAAGTCAATTCTTACCTATTATGAACTATATTGAGCTAATAAAGAACTTCTGGTTGCAACATAACGCATATTCGCTAACTGTCACAGAAACCGCTTTGTATTTCTATCTGTTAGAAACTAACAACCTCTGTAGGTGGGCGAATACGTTTAACCGTAACAATGGTAAAGTTCTTGCAGACCTTAGCATAGCCTCTCTAAAGACTTTGTCAAATGCTCGGAATAGATTAAAACAAGTAGGATTGATTGACTTCAAAACGAAGAATGGAAGCCCGAATGTAGTGTACACCTTGGTAAAATTTACCGAGGTTGGTGCGCAGGTTGGTGCCGAGGTTGGTGCCGAGGTTGGTGCCGAGATAATAAAACATAAACATAAACAAAAACAGGTGGGTAATTCTGGCGAGTTATTCCCACCGGACCAACCTCCGAAAAAGAAACCTCCGAAACCCAAGGTAGAGTTCATTCCACCTACCTCCGAAGAGGTGAAAGAGTATTTCCGTGATAAACTTCCCGATTGGGAACTGCAAGCGGATATTTTCTACAATCACTTTTCCGGTCTCGGTTGGAAAACTGCTACTGGTGCCAAGGTGGAACGTTGGGACAGTCGGGCCAATCTTTGGATAATCGAGAAAAAACAGCAGGAC